ATATTGTTTATTTTCTTCTGGTGAAACTGGTCGCAGTTTAGCTAACTGCTGGATCATGGAATTGAGATTTCCAGCATCAAGATTTACGCTTGCTCCGGGTGGAGACCCTTGCACTACTGTTGCACCTAACCCCGGAGGAATCATGCCTTGATTTGGTTGCCCGGCTAATGCCGCATCACCTTGTGACATATCCACTCCGCGACCTGTACTGGCTGCTTGTGATATGGCACTTGTGCTGTAAGTTGGCCTAGTAGCTGCCTGCCTTCCACCACCGAAGTACGCAGGACGCATTCCCATCTGGGCTTCCTGTACCGCAACCGCACGGCTACTCACATTCTGCTTCAGCAAGTCCTGCACACTAGCACCCAACGCCCCACGAACCTGAACGGGGGTGTTCTCGTCCTTCATGGAGAAGATGAGGTTGTCGTAGTATGGGGCTTGGTTTGGATCCATGAGCTTCGCGGCTTCCGCGATCTTGATCCCAAGTTGTGCTGATTTTTTAGCCTCTCCCTGCTGCTTGAAGTAGTCGCCTACTTGAGTTGCAGCCCTCCCGATACCTTCACCCAAATTCTGTATCCCCTGTGCTTGGATCTCCGCAGCCCTTGTGAAGCCAGAGTAATCTTGCACAAACATCCGTGGGTCTATGCCCTCGCCAAGTCGTTGTCCTAATTGCATGTTGTTTAAGCCTTTTTACCAAATCCAAGTCCAGACATACCAAGACCAAATAAAGATGTTCCACCTGTCATGGGAGCTGCGGCTATAGATGCAGCCGCACCAAGTCCTTGACCAATCATGCTCATCATTCCAGATGAGTAGGTCGCTTGATTTTGTGCGGTTGCTGCATTAGCGTTCAAAATATTTTGCCTATTAGCCGCACCAAGGTTGAGGAACGCATCTGGCGAGAATAGCTGTGGCCCAACTTGTTGAGCGGATACTGGAGTCCCACCAAGCAACCCAAGTCCGGGGCTATAGAAATTCTGCCCAAGGTTGTATGCTTGAGTGCCAAGTGAGGACGCTTGACTAAGCAATCCAGACTGACGGGCTAGGCGTTGGTTTTCGATATCCTGTGCAAGACCAGCGGTTCCAGTCTCCAGACCAGCAAGACCAGCCATTCCTTGTTGAGCAATACCACCATATTGGGCAGCCTCGGCTCGGCGTTGAGCTAGTGCTTGCTCTCTGTTCATCACCTCTGCCGAGATGGCGGCATTGCCACCAATCCTGCCAGACGCTGCTGAGGCTTCTCTAGCTGCTTGCTGTGACGAACGGAGTTGCTCTGGGGTCAGTCTTCCAGACCTGCCATAAGCCTCTTGTGCTGCTTGAGTTTGCAAGGCGGACAATCCACCATATTGCTGGGTAGCCTGCTTCTGCCGAGCAAGTGCTGCTTGGGCTTCTGGTGTAGCAAAATCTTGATACCCAGCCTGCATCTCACGGGCGCGTTGAGCAAGTCCACCTGCCGCCTCAACCTCACGGGCTTGTTCTGGGGAAAGCGATTGGAGCAGCCCACGAACTGTTCCTACATTGCGACCCATGCCAGCAAGCTCAAGCGAGCGAGCAAGATCAATCTGTTGCTGGTTTAGTCGGGTAAATTGAGGGCGATATTTCTTCTCAAATTCAAGGATACCGGGCAGCGATTGCTGATAGGCCTTCAGCCCAGACATGATGTCTTTGCCGTAATCAACCTTCGGTGCTTCTACTTTTTTGGGTTTCTTTCCCATATGCGTGTTATTTAAGTTTGTTGTAAAATTCGTGCATGTCGTAGCACCTTAACCTATGGGAGTTCTTGAAGTCCCGCTGAAATGAAATGTATTGGAAGTCGTCCACAAACTTGCGTAGTGCCTTTTCCATGTTTCCCGTGCAGATTGTGACAAACAATGTGTCAGAATGTTCAAACAAGCAGGGTGTTTCTGGTGACTCAGAATCAGAGAAGTAACACATGGAGAAAGAATCGTGATCACAAACAACAATACCATGACACAAGTGCCATGTGAGAAGTTGTTGGAAATCAATATCATTTTCTTCATAAAGTGCTATCGTTGATTCTAGTGGGGTCATTAAATCTTAATGCAGTAGAGCATTGCGATGTTTGCAGGGCGAGTTTCACTTCCGCCTCCAGTGGATGGATTCCCTGTCGTGAAACTGTGAGTATGATCTACCGACATGGCGCCTGTTTGCACGTTAGTCGTATTCTGCCAAACACCATCAGCACCACTGCTAGCAGTAAATACATTATTAAGTAGTGTATTGTATCTAGTATAACCATGAGTGTGGTTTGCTGAGGCATTACTAGTGGTTCCTGAGTGTGTATGGTTAAGTAATGATGCGGTTTGTTTTGCCCCAAATGTACCAGATGCCGTGCCATCGCTATTCGTTCCGCTTCCGCGAACGAAGTAACCACGCAGATCTGGCAACGCAAATGTCGTACTACCATCACCTGCTCCATATGTGGTTCCAATTGCAGCAAAAAGAGCAGCATAAAGAGTTCTGCTTACCGCTGACCCATTAGCAGCCAACCAGCCACTCGGTGCCGAGTTCATAGCGAATGCCATAATACCACCAGATGGTACAAAGATTACCGCTGCGTTTAATTTATCTGAGGTTACTGCGCCATCAAGTATTTTTGATGTAACAACTGAGTCAGTTGCCAATTCATTAGAGGTAATACCAAGAGCATTTACGGATAGCTTTCCCGGAGACACAACCTGCAAGGTGTTTCCTTGGATCGCGTCACCAGTAAATGTAGTCTGGTCAATAATGTTATTCAGCTTAGAACTGGTAATTGTGTCAGTTGCTTGAAAGGTATAGGTTGTATCTAGGACTCCCATATTATTTTTGTGATAGAATTTGTCTGTTAGTGATAGAACCCGCCACTTGAATAGAGTGGATCTTAGGTGAACCGATAGTCCTTGTCAATGTGATAGTCCCAGTATAACCGCGTTGACCACCAAGTCTGCATCGGATGCTTGCGGTTTCAGCCTCGTTCGGGCTGCTAGGTGATAGGATCTGCCCACCAAGGAATGTGGTGGTGGTTCCAATGCTTTCGGCGGAGTCGGGGTCTTCGGTGGCAAACGCGATGTCGTACTCGCCAGTTTCCCCAGACAAATTCTGCATTTGCACTTGGGCATCAGTAAACCTCTTGCGCTCAAGGGTCTTAAAGTCGTACCCACGGCTAGTCACATACGAGTTGATCGTTGGGGTAACCACGCCAGTATCCTCATTCGTAACGCTCAAGCGGTCTACGGACGAGTCGGAGGCATCAATTTGGTGTAATCCGCCATTGGAACTAACAGCATACAGGTTATTACGAACCCCAGCACTTGCCGTGATGAAGTTCTTGATCAAAAACCTAGAATCTCCATAGGTATCAAGCGACTCCCATCCTTTATTCAAGAAGTTGTAGATCAGAACCGCGTTATTTCCACTGGCATCATTTCCTCCAGCTACAGAATCCAACGGGACTGCGATGTAATAGCGGTTGTTAAAGTAAACCGCCACCGAATTACCCGCAAGATTTTTGTTAATGCGGTCAATGTACGGCTGAATGTTCTTGGAAAGCGGTTCCTCCGTGCCGCGAAGGTTGTAATCATTGAGGAAGGTCAGCCCGTAAATGCCCTCGTCGGCCAAGAATAGCATGTTGTTAGCCTGCATAACCACGGACTTGCGAGCTAAGCACCCAACCTCGCCAGTAAGCTCCTTAACCACGGTATCAGACAGGCTTCCTTGGGTCTGGGCCACAAGGTGGATGCTATTGCGGTTCAATACCACCAAAGAATCGTCGTAGAACCCGTGCATCGCTACCACATAATCAGCAGTGCCACCAGTGATACGAAATTGATTCTCGATTTGGTCGAAGGTCGTAGTGTCCAGCAGGTCGGAAACCGCGATCTCGTCAGAAATCTTTCTACTAGTGTAGACTGGTGCGCTAAAAGTGCCAGACTGGGAGTAGTAGAACGGAACGAACAACCTGCGCTGGAAGTAGGTAGCCCAAGGCGCACCGGGTTGGTGCATAAACCCACCGCCTTCTGTGAACCTACCGCCAAACTCAACCTGACCAGTGCTTCCGCTAGCCGATATGTTGGCGATTGGCGCGAGGAACTGAATGTTTGTTGTGCTCGCTGATGTTACTTGGAATTGTTTACCAACAATTGCGGTAAACTCTGGGATGGTTGTCTCATAAATCACAACTACATCACCAGCAAAAACTGTGGTATTTCCTGTGATGTTTAACGAAACCAAACCATTCGCTACGGAAACATTGTTACCGCTAGAGTTAAAAGTCTGTGGCTGGGTGTAAGCACCACCGGGGGACAGGGTGAACCCATCAGTCATAATGGCGGCAGTTACCCCAAATGTTTGGGTCTGACTTGTAGTAAAAGTGTATTGAAATTGGTCTTGAGTTAGTCCAGAAGACAAGACGGTGAATGTTCCATTCGCTGGAGTACCACCAGTTAGTCCTGCAATAACCACGGATGTGCCAGCAGTAAGCCCATGTTCACGAACCCGCATTGTGACAGTGGTTCCGCTCTGTGATGCAGAAAGAATAGCCCTGCCATTAGGATACCACTCAAGAGCTTGTTGCCCATCCCGCATGATCATTACCTTGTCGAAGCACTGCAACATATCGCAGTTACCACCAACGGTGGCTCCCACAGGATACGGGATAGTCGTTGCCGTGTAGGGTGTCGTAGAAAGGTCGATCTTCTTCGCCAGAGTCTCCAGCGCAACAATGATATATTCCTTGTTGGACTCGTTAGGGTCAGAGAACATGCAGGATGCCAACACATCGCTGGCGGCAGCATCGTTAATGTCGATCTGGGTAATCCTTGGCGAGCTTGTACCAGTAATGCCAGTCACCCCAGTAACGGGAAAGGTCAATGTGTCCACGGTAGCCGCAGTCACAGCCTTGACCCCATTGTTATTCGTGCCAGTAAAGGTAATGCCGCTAACCGTAAGGTTGCCAGCCTCCCCAATAGTCAATCCGTGTCCAGCCACGGTAATCGTTACCACATTTGCGGCATACGAAACAGCCGTAATCGCCAAGTAGAATGGGCTTGGAAGGATGTGAAACGGAAGGTTCAACGGAGTGCCTCCAGTAGTCAGTACAGGGCTAACAGATACCACGCTCTTGCGCGGCCTCCAGAAACCCTCCATGCGACCATTAAGACTTTCCCTTACCTCACCCGGTTCCAACTGGTTAAGCTGCAATCTCTGGTTTACACCAAAGAATCCACGATCACCATCGGCGGCAATCGCGTCATCTAACCCACCAGTGGATCGGAACTGCGACATTAAACGCGGTAGGCGATAACCAAACCAGTAGTCACGGTGAAACCAGTGATCAACCCACCAATCCCCACGCCAGCAGGAATCGAAACCCCAGCCATACGAGCGCTGGAGTTGGTAAGGTTTGCTGCGGTGAACGCGCTAAATGTGGTGTCGTTGATCAGTTGAACCCAACGGAACTGCCCGATCACAGCACCATCCGTTGAGCTATAGACCTGACCACCACCTTGACCCTGAAGGTCGTATGCATTGGAACTAGCCATAGTAGTAAATAGTAAAAGCCGACACTGTGTCGGGCATGCTTCCCAAATGCGGAGGGAATCCCCATGCGTCAAGGGGGAACTTGTGGGTGTCATTGCCACCCCATTCACCCCACCCTAGTATATAGAGGATACAGAGGATACAGAGGATACAGAAGAAGGTGTGATAGAGAAGACAAAGAAGATTGAGACGAAGTGGAATTGACACGCAGGGGATGAACCACTACCATCCAGCCAACAACACCTCCCACGCCTCTCTACGATGCGCACCAAGGGAGGTTGCTTTTTATCCTGTGTAGCTCAGAGGCAGAGCGGGTGACTGTTAATCACTAGGTCGTTGGTTCGATCCCAACCGCAGGAGCCATAAGTCAAGCGTAAGTAAAGTGCCACCCACAGGTTCGCATGCCGAGGACTAATTGCTCTTGCAGAGGCGCGGGGTGGTAGCGTCAAATTGCAGGGGGAACGCTAACTTGGCAAGTTCCCATTCGGGAACATCGAGATAGGATTGGGTGCTTGTGAGCGAAAATGCGCTAGTACGGGAATGTCGGCTTCGTGCGGCGTTAGGGTGGATAGTGGGTTAGATGTGAGACAATGAATTTTACTTTTGACAATAGGATATAATTTGTCACAATCACCACATGTCCAACAACTGTGGAACCTACATCGTCAAATGCGGCAACACCGCTTACATCGGATCAAGCTCAAATTTCCAGCAAAGGAAGTCCGCTCACAAGCGTGACCTTGAGCGGGGAATCCACCCGAACCAAAACCTTCAGCAGGCTTTTGACGGGTCACAGGACTTCTCGTTCATCCCTCACCAGTACATCACCCCAGTAGACTGCCCAAACGAGCTACGCACCATCCTGCGCAACGCAGAGCAAGCCCTGCTGGACGAGGCCGCGAAGTCAAACCTGTGGGTCATCGCAAACATCTCACAGAACGCATTCGGCCCACACGCAAGACCAGACATGGTGGCAAGGTGGCAAGACCCAGAGTTCCGTGCGTCCATGTCGAAAATGATCAAATCCAGAGTCATTAGCGACGATACCAAGCGCAAGATGTCGCTGGCAAAGCAGGGCGCAAACAACGCAAAGGCTCGCAAGGTCATCGTCACAAACCCAGACGGGTCAGAAACGACCTTTAGCACAACCACCGAGGCCGCGCAGTTCTTCCGAATCTCGCAGCAACTCCTGCACCTCATGCTCAAGGGCAAGACCGCTTGGCCGGGCAAGGGGAAGTTCATCCGCAACAAGGAAAACGAGTGGATGAGGGAATACGAGGCTAGACTAGTGTAAGGGGCCAATTGGAAAATTTTCGAAATTGGGGTTAATCGGCCCCGCTTTTTCCCGCCCCGGCAAATGCGACTCCCCCCGCCCCATCCTATTGTTACAAGCGGTGACAAGGTTAGTAATCCGTAGTCCTGTTCCACGGGATTCCCCAGCATCTATCGGTGTTCCACGGGATTGGGTGGTCACCAACATGCAATCAACCCGTTAGTTAATGGTCGCAACACTAGATATGGTGGTGGTGACCCAGCCTCGCGTGCGTGTTTGCGATTCTCTGCGAGAAAGTGCGAACGATTCCAAGTCCCTATTTCCCTCCAATCCACTTGTGATCAGAATAAATTCTAGTCCCAACTCCTACTTCGCGCCAGAATGCCCTACAATCGCTTTGACCCCCAATATGGGATCAACACCCACAAGAAAGCCCCAGACGCTGTGTGAGCGATTCTGGGGCAATCTAGGGGGTATCTGGCGCGGTTTGGTGGAGGATGTTGGCTGGGTGGCTAACTACTAATTGAGAACAAATTAGTTTTTCGCTAGTAATTGGTCAGACGAACTCTTGATACTGTCCGTTCAATCGCAGTGGCAGCACCACATCCCTGCGTCCGTTGCGTAGCTTGCCAACCTTGAGTCCATCGTCAGCAATAAACAGCAGGGCATCCGCATCCTGCTCGATAGCGCGTGACTCTCGAACCTGATTGTTGTCGTTGAGTTGCGATGCTGAAATGACTGGGCATTGCAGGTGCTTGGCCAACTGTTTGAGTCCACCAGATACCCGTGCGACTTCCTCTTCCCGTGATTCCCTGCTGGATCTCGCGCCACGGATCAGTTGCAGGTAATCGACCACCACAAGGTCGAGGGAGCCATGCAGGTCGCGGATGCGTTCAGCTTCAGCCGCGATGCTGTCAATGCTCTGGTTGGAGCTAGAGTCAATCCAGAGTGGGGCAGATGAAATCTGCTCAACACCTGTCTGGATCTTCTGTAGCTCATGTTTGGCTGCTGACCTTGGCTGGGTAATTGACCCGTAGTTGGTGTGGGTCATGACTGAAATGAGCCTGCCGATTACCTCGTGGGTCATCATTTCCAAGCTGTGGATTGCGACTGGTCGCTGGTCGCTGATAAACTTGCTGGCGATCTGAAGCATCAACACGGACTTGCCTCTGCTTGGCTTTCCAGCGATCACCCAGAATTCGCCCGGTCTCATGCCGCCGCAAATCTCGTCTAGCTCTGCGATGCCTGTGGACATGCCGGGGAGGTCGCCTGAGTTGTAGTCCCGCAGGAGGTTCTCGATGAATTGTTTGGACGCCTTGTCTGCGTCTATGCTGCGTTGCTTGCCAGATACTACCTGCTGGAGACTCTGGAGGGTTGTACGGAATGAGGCAATGGCACTGGTGGCATCATCGGCTGTGGCTATCTCACGGGCGGCAGATTGTGCCAAGCGTCTGGCTTGGTACTCCTTCAGCGTTGAGACCCACTGCGTCCAT